TTTACCAAAAAGCTATGCGACGCCATGGTTCCCGTGATGATTGAATCATTCTGGGAAATTTGGCTCGAGGCCAAGAAGGAGTCCCAGGGGAAGAGCACGACCCGTGTTTTCCAGGAGCTCCTTCGCGGCGTCAAGACGTGGAATGCCTCAATCTCCCACAAGCACACCGAGGCGATCATCAAGAACGAGCCCCTCTTCCCGAACCTCCTGGCGGCCGTCTTTGTCATCCACGTCAAGATCCTGAGCGCGATCCGGACCGACAAAAAGTCCAAGAAGATTTGCATCAAGTTGCCCGCGAATGACCTCTTTGTTCAGGAGTGCTACATGCGATGCGCCAAGGACCTCTATGACGCCCCGAGCATCATCGTGGACAACAAGACGGAGGAGGAGCGCAACACGGAGCTCAAGCGCCGATTTTGCATTCAAATTGCGGAGGTCATCGAGTCTCTCATCCCTACGGCCGAGATTCTCAACACCTACCTGCCCCTTCCGGCCACCGGCGAGGACCTGAACATGGACCATGACGATGAGGACCCAGAGGGTGATGACGACGTCCCGGACATGGAGGAGGAGGAAAACGAGTTCCCCGGTCCCGCTGACGGCCTCCCGCAAAACACGGGCAACATGGAGTTTGGCAAGACTCCCGGGGGTGTGGACACGGCCGTGACCGTAAACAACTCACTGACTCCCCCGAGCGTTCCCGGCGGGACCCCAGCCCCAGCCGACGAGGGCGAGTCCCTGTTTGCGGACGCGCCCACCAAGATTCAAAAGCTCGGCGTCTAGACGCTCTAAAAACAATATCCACATCTACCAGATATGGATCAGTACTTTCGTGAACCTTTCAGCGCTGCAGTCATCTCAGCGGCCGTCGTCGCGGCGTACGTCTTCGTCAAAGGAAAGATGAATAATGAAGGAAAAACAAAAAATTCAGATTACTTCAAACCTGCATTCCTCGTGGCTCTCCTCGTGTACTTTATCGTGAGTCAGGGCCAGGGCGACTCGGGGCCGGTGATGAAGGAGCCCTTCTAGCGAACTTAAGGACTACGCTTTTAAAAATAGAATAGATGACCACCACTCAAGCCTTTTCAGAGATGCAGCTGCAGTTCGCCACGGACTTGACCCAGACGTTCCCGGACGTCTCGATGCCCCCGGTGGTCGACTGCCCTACATTTCTCAAACAGCTCGGCCCTTGGGCCACCCAGATGAATAGCAAGGATCCCGCCTTCTTCTGTGACCAGAACGAGTTCGCCAAGTCGTGGGGACTCTGCGAGATTTGGGCCCGCTCGGACTGTTCAGCCACGACCAAGCAGGCCATCTGGCAGTACCTCCAGTCTCTGTACATGATCGGTACGACGATGAGCATGTTCCCCCCCGAGACCCTCAGCATGATTGAATCGGTCGCTGAAAATTGCGCGAAGAATATGAAAACTAACCAGAGTGGACAGCTCGATGAGGCGAGCCTGATGGCCGGCATGAACAGTATGATGGCCCAGCTCATGAACGGGAGCGGAGGTCTCGCGGGTCTCCTCGGTGGGGCGGGGGCAGGTCCGGTGATCAAGCCCAAGGGTCAGAGGGCCCAGCCCCGTCCCGGAAGTCGCCGGAAGAAGTAGAGGGGCTCCATTTTTTTTAAACTCCTTTAGTAATAGATGGACCCTCGTGACGTTTTCAAGTCGGATGAGCTCCTGGAATTTTGGCCGACCGCGACCCAGTCGGCCCGTGAGCGCGTTTCGGCGACGACCCGGTTCGTCCTGTACGCCATGTGCATCGTGTTCCTGTTGAACAAGGACCCGCGCGTCTTTGCTCTTGGCGCCCTCGTTTTGGCGATTCTCTATTATCTCTGGAATTCTAACATGATTTCCGACGGAAAGATGCGTGCGGCGAATGGAGACGCCCGGGCTTCTTCTCTTCTTCGGCCTGACGTAACCCTGCCGACCTTCGACAACCCCATGGCGAACGTTCTCCTCAGCGACTATGTGGACAACCCAGACCGCCCCTCGGCCGCGTGGTACCCCAGCATGCGCACACAGGTCCAGCAGCAGATGAGTGCCATCCACCCGTTCGAGCGTCAGCGCGATGCTGAGCGCAATTTCTACACCGTCGCCGCCAGCACCATCCCCAACGACCAGACTGGTTTCGCACAGGCTGCCTATGGCAAGCCGTTCGCACCCAAGTGCCACGACCAGGGAGGAGCTGCATGCGACCCCGACCGCTTCTACTCCACGTTCCCCGAGCGTGTCCAGATGGAGGCTGGTAACGGCCGTTAAAAAATCTAGACAGAAGGTAAAGAGAATGCTTCTCGACACGACCCCCCTGACCCTCGAGAAGAAGGTCTGGTACGGACCGGCTCAGGTGGTTCTCGCAGACAAGACGGAGGTTGAGAGCGACCTGCGCTCGGAGCCCACGACTGCGCGGCGCAATGGCTGGTCCGAGCAGGCCTACGACTTCCCCAACACGTATGTGACGCTCCCGATTCGCTGGATGACGTGGGATCCGGCCAGCACCTTTGTGGAGGATCAGAACAACCGTTTCGCCCAGCGCTACTTTTCTAAGAATGGAAATACGTTCCAGCGCTAAGGAACTGTTCCCAGGGACACTCTGGAAAAAAATACCAAACAAAAGTAATAGATGGACCCACTCGTCTTGGCATCCATTGTAGGTCTTGTGTTTGCCGGGAAGACCCTGGCGGAGCGGAGCGACAAGGAGTCGCCCTCTCGCCAGCCCCTGCCAACCACGAAACCCAGGCGCCCGTTGACCCGTCGTGATGTTGATTTGATGGCCCACCCGGCCAATCACTCAGCCGACTATTTTGATCTTCAGAACACCACCCCCGAGTTGGGACGTCGTGTCGGTGACTGGCGTCTTCAGCGCAAGGATGCGGTCGCGAACATCCAGGACATCACTCCGACCAACTCCCGCTTCCCGTATGGCCAGCCCGTCTATGACTTGTATAACCGCGAGTACATCACGAACAAGATGAACAACGTCTCACCGCTCGAGGCTCCTATGAACGTCGGTCCGGGTCTGGGTGTCGGTCCGGACGTTAGGGCGGCGGGAGGTTTCCAGGACTTCTTCCGTGCACTGCCCGTGAACATCAACGAGGAGAAGCTCACGACGCTCGAGGGGCGCGAGGGGCCTTCCTCGTACTTTGTCAAGAACGGAGGCGCTGGCGGCATCGGAGAAATCACGCACCAGGCGGTGGCGTCCAAGGCTGCATATCGTCCCCCAGGTGCATATGGAGGCGGTGGTGCCCAGAGCGCCATGGTCGGTCCCGAGGGTCGCCCCGACTTCCTCAAGACGAAGAAGATGACTATTCGTGGTGAGACTGGTCTGCGAACGGACACCCTCTCGGACGGCCCGCCCCAGTACAACGTGGCTCAGCCGTACGCCGAGGCCAAGGGGGCCTACACCGACACGACCCTCACTCGCTCCTCTGGATATCGTGAGAAGAATGACCGCCCAGCAAACGGAGCCCGTATGAACGTCCGCCAGGATCCAGTCAACATGGTCGGCGGCGGAACCCAGTACCGTGCCGAGGCCAAGCCGGTTCAGCCCGGTCCCATGGCCATCACTGGATCTAACCAGGGTCGTGGGACCCTGCCTCCCGAGTTTGATGACCCGCTCAACGAATTCAAGTCCAATCCGAACCCTCGTGCTCAGCCTGGTTTCTTGGACATTGCTATTCAGCAACTCGAAAATAACCCGTTGGCCTATTCCCTGGCGACCCCCAAGAAGCCCGACTCGGCCATGGGGACGACTCCGTTCAGCACGGTTTCGGTGGCTTAGTGGCTCAAAAAAAAACTAAGTACTCTAGTAAATGAGCGGAGGCGTTGTTCAGCTCGTTGCAGTCGGCCCCCAGGACGCTTGGCTTACCGGTAAGCCCGAAGTTTCCTTTTACCGGTCCAACTACAAACGTTACACCCACTATGCCAACTCTGTGGAGCGTCAGGTGATCCAGGGCGCCCCCGTTGCAAATGGTATTTCGACTATTCGTTTTGAGAAGAAGGGCGACCTTCTGTCCTACGTGTACTTCACGGCCCTCGATGGCAACGGCTCCCACCTGGTCAACCCAGACTGGACTCGCATCATCGACAAGGTTGAGCTGTACATTGGCGGCCAGGTTGTCGACACCCAGGACATCGAGTACATGACCGACATCGAGCCCATCGTCGGCGCCCAGACCGCCTCCCAGCGCTACCTGAATAACAACAGCACAACCTTCAACAACCAGAAGAACTCCGTCCTGCCCCTCAAGTTCTTCTTCTGCAAGGACTGGTCCGT